TGCAGAAGAAGACTAAGCCCATGCCTGAGCGTGGTGAGCGTACTGCAAAGAACAAAGCAAAGAAGCCAAAAAAATGATGGGCTTGTATGCAAATATCGCTGCAAAGAAGAAGCGTATAGAGGCGCAAAAAGCAGCAGGGAAGACCCCAGAGCGTATGCGTAAAGTAGGTAGCAAGGGTGCGCCTACTGCTGATGCTTTTAAACAAGCAGCTAAGACTGCTAAAAAGAAGTGATTAAGCGTGGGTCAGAGCAGTTTTCTGGCTATAACAAGCCCAAAGCTACTCCTAGCCATCCCACTAAGTCTCATGCTGTTTTAGCTAAGTCTGGTGAGGATGTAAAGCTAATCCGTTTTGGTCAACAAGGGGCTAAAGGCTCACCTGATGGCACGAAGCGTAACGAAGCGTTCAAGGCTCGTCATGCAGAGAACATTGCCAAAGGTAAGATGAGTGCAGCGTATTGGGCTAACAAGGTTAAATGGTAACTAATCATGGCAGATTTAGGTGCAGCATTTGGATTTTATCCACAGTTAAACAGGCGCAGACAGGGTAGCCCTGCTGATTCTGCTAATCTGCCTGTTGACGTTCTAAGGGGACGTTTAGCAGGTTTGCTAGGCTTACCTGCTGACATAGCTAATTTACTTAGGTCACCTAGCCCAACAGAGATGTTTGGGGATACCAGTTACGAAGCACCAGCGCAGTTTCCTTACACAACAGAAAAGTTCTTAAAAGATTTACCACTTGCACCTACGTCAAGAGTTGGTCAGTTAGCAGGTCAAGCAGCATCATTTGTTCCGCTAAACCCAATGCCAGCCGTTAGAGGTGTGCAAAAGGTAGGACAAGTAGTAGGCGAAGAACTGGCAGCTACGATGATGGGTCAGCGTCCTAACAGCATGATGAGCAAGGTTGTTCCACAGCCATTGTTTGCTGTTGCCCCAGAGCAAGGATTGTTATCTACTAAGGTAGAGCCTATTGAAAGCCTATTGCAGACTAAGCCACAAGCACCAGTTTCTGACATTGGTTTCTATTCCGCTACTGAGCAAGCTGCGCTAAATCTTGGTAGAAACAAGGGAACTGGTCAGTCTTTCATTAACGACTTGATGAAAGCACCTGATGTTAAGAAGGAAGAATTGCAATTCACAGGATTGGATGAGTTCCTGAGAGACAAACCTAATGTTACTAAACAAGAGGTTCAAGACTTTTTGGCTAACAATCGTGTGGATGTTCAAGAAGTAACTTATGGGGCGCAAATAACTGAAGACCCAATAGGCATTGCTGCACGAAAAGAAGTATTTGACAAGTTTGAGCCAGAAATTCAAGATTTGTACAGAAGAATAGATAAACCAGAATATGTGGTTTATGACGCAGAAACAAATACAGTATTAAAAAATTATACAAATTACGATGACGCATTGCTTGATAATTTAGACCCAATGGGTGCTTTTAGTAAAGCAAGAACTGGTTTAAGACCAAGAGAGAATTCTAGGCAATTACAACAACAAATAACTGACTTGCAAAATTTGCGTGATGCACAAGCTGATGCTGTATATAAAGTTCCAGAATCAACTCCTACTAAGTTTGGTAGATACCAATTAGCAGGTGGTGAGAACTATCGTGAGATATTGCTGACATTGCCACAAAAACCACAAGCATTACCAGAAGGTTTTAATGTTGACGCTTATTCTGTCAATGGTGTAACCAAATATGGAGTTTATGACGCTAATGGTCAGAGATATGGTAGCGGTGCAACAAAAGAAGAAGCACTACAAAAATTTGGTGAGTTGCATCAAGACAAGCCATATCAATCAAGTCATTTTAATGAGCCAAATATCTTAGCCCATATGAGGGTAAATGACCGAGTTGATGCTGATGGTAAGAAGATGCTATTGGTTGAGGAAATTCAATCTGATTGGCATCAAGCTGGTAGGGAAAAGGGCTATAACAACCCTAAAGCACAAAATCAGGCGCAACAACAAATAGATGCTTTAAAAGAAGAACATAAGCGTTTAGGTAAATTAAAAGAACAAGCAAAGACAGAAGAAGAAAAAAGTGCAATTGCTCAACAGCGTTTTGATTTAATGAATCAAGTACAAGAATTGTCAAAAATTGGACAAACTGGTATTCCAGACGCACCATTTAAAGACACATGGTATCAATTGGCACTAAAGCGACTAACCAAGTACGCTGCCGACAATGGCTATGAGCGCATTGGATTGACTACTGGTAAGCAACAAGCAGAACGCTTTGATTTGAGTAAACAAATAAGCAAAGTTATGTGGGATAAAGAAACTGGTCGATTAACTGCTTACGATAAAAATGTTACAGGAAGACGGTCTGACGGAAGAACAGTTATAGACGAAAGCGGTGTAACAGAAGAAAAACTTTCTGATTACATTGGAAAAGAAGCTGCACAAAAGTTAATTAAAGAAACTCCAGATGAGGAGGGGACTCGCTTTTTATCAGGACTTGACTTACAGGTTGGTGGCGAAGGGATGAAGAAATACTATGACGAGATTTATCCTAAGTTCTTGGATAAGTACGGAAAGAAGTATGGTGCAAGCGTAGGTGAGACACAGATAACGACAGATTACGCTAGGGATGCAAGCGGGATTCCTGCACAGCGTCCATCAAAAGAAACTATCCGTTACTTAGACATTACTCCTCAAATGAAAGAGGGAACATCTAAGGGTCAACCCTTATTTGCTGCCACTCCGTTATTACCAGCAACAAGCCTACTAGACGAAGAAAAGCGCAAAGAGATTACAAGTCTGTTAGAATAAAGTATTACTTAACCTTGACCAACCCTAGAGGAGTCAAACAAAATGATTGAAAAACAATCAAACATTTCATATCGTGGTGGCGCACGAGAAGGCGCAGGAAGACCAAAGGGAAGTCTTGACAAGGGCAATGCTGTTCTTAGAGAGATGATACTTGAGGCACTAGAGGGCGCAGGTGGCGTTGCTTATCTCGTAGAGAAGGCAGAGAGCCATCCACAGGCTTTCATGGGACTAATCGGTAGGGTCTTACCACTCCAAGTAACTGGAGAAGAAGGTAAAGACATTCAGATAAGCGTCCAATGGCAGAAGTAATCGAGATAGCCTACAAACCCAGAGAACAACAACTTGCTATCCATGAACTGATGGACAGTAAGCGTTTTGGCGTTGTTGTTGCTCATAGGCGCATGGGTAAGACAGTCTCTGCGATTAACCACTTAATCAAGGATGCTTTGCTCAACCAAAAGGAAGCCCCTAGATACGCTTATATAGCCCCTACATACGGACAAGCTAAGAGGGTGGCGTGGGACTACCTTGTGAAGTATGCAGAGCCTCTGGGTGGCACTAGCAATATCTCAGAACTTAGGGTGGACTTCTGGGGTAGGCGCATCCAGTTGTTTGGCTCAGACAATCCAGAAACACTCCGTGGTCAGTATTTTGATGGGGTCATTCTTGACGAGATTGGTGACCAAAACCCTAAGATATGGACAGACATCGTAAGACCTGCACTAGCTGATAGGAAGGGCTGGTGTCTCTTTATTGGTACACCCAAAGGACATAACCACTTCAAAGAACTGCGAGACAGGGCTAAAACTGAGGATGGATGGGGCTTGCTAGAGTTCAAAGCCTCAGAGACAGGGGTAGTGGATGACACAGAACTAAAGGCTGCTAAGAATGAGATGGGGGAAGATAAGTACCGCCAAGAGTTTGAGTGTAGCTTTGATGCTGCTGTAGAAGGCTCTTACTTTGGGCAAATCCTCAATGAACTAGAAGAAAAGAAGCATATGCAAGAGATTCCCAGAGAGGAACTAAGCAGAACATTTACTGCTTGGGACTTGGGAATGGGTGACTCTACGTCTATCTGGGTGGCTCAACTGGTAGGTACTGAGGTTAGATTGTTGGACTACTACGAGAATCACGGAGTTGGACTAGACCACTACGTTAAGTGGATTAAGGACAACGACTATCTCAAATCAGAGCATATTCTGCCCCATGACGTTAGGGTCAGGGAACTTGGCACAGGTAAAAGCAGAATGGAAATGCTTGAGGAATCAGGGTTAGAGGTCAAGATTGCACCCAGAATGGGACTAGATGATGGCATCCAAGCAGTAAGAAGATTGCTTCCAAGGTGCTGGTTTAACGTTCCTAAAGTGCAAACAGGACTTAACTGCCTGAGAAACTACCGCAGAGACTACGATGAGAAGCGTAAGATATTCTATGAAAGACCACTACACGATTGGTCAAGTCATGGCTCTGATTCGTTCCGCTACTTAGCCCTTGGATTGGATGAAGGACATTCAACTTGGTCTAAGCCTATTAACCAAACTCCGAAATGGATTGTCTGATGTATGTATCAATGCAAGGGGTAAATCTAGCCCCTAAAGTAAAAGAACTTGAAAAACGTATCGAAATGCTCGAAAATGTGGTAAATGAGTTAAAATTGGACAAACCCAGAATTGGAAGACCTCCAAAGGACAAGCATGGCACAGAACGAGTTAATGTCGATAATCCAAGCAGAGATTGATGATGCAATTGGATTTATTGAAAGCGAAACTGTTGAGCAGCGCAAACTGGCTTTGGAGGCGTATCTACGACAGCCATATGGTAATGAAGTTGAGGGTAAGTCTCAAATCGTTACAGGAGAAGTGGCAGAAGCGATAGATGGTGCGCTGCCTAGCTTAGTCCGTATATTTACAGGCTCAGATGATATTGTAGTTTTTGAGCCTCAAGGCCCGAAAGACGAAGCATCCGCAAAACAAGCGACACAGTATTGCAATTGGGTATTCTCACGAGACAACGAAGGCGTAGCCATTCTGCATGATTGGTTCAAGGATGCTCTGCTTCAAAAGAACGGCATTGTTAAAGCGTATTGGGAAGACAAAGAAGACATTACCAAAGAGCGTTACTTTGACTTGACTAACGATGAGTTAGCAATGCTGATGAGTGATGAGACTATGGAGATTGTCGAGCAAGATACGATAGAGTTCCCAATATTTGACCCAATGGGTCAGCCAGTTATAGACCCGATGGGTATGCCTGTGATGAGTGCTACACACAATGTTGTGGTGCAACAAAAGAAAAAGTCAGGCAAAGTAACGATTGAGAATGTTCCTCCAGAGGAGTTCTTGATTAGCAAGAAGGCTAGAACTATTGCTGATTCGCCTTTTGTAGCCCATCGTCAGATGTTAACTCGTAGTGATTTATATGCTATGGGTTTTAATAAAAAGCAAGTTGAAGGCTTGCAGATGGGTGATGCTTTGGCATACACACCAGAGCGTGTGGCTCGTTACGCAGCAGGTGAGCAACCTTACCAAACTCAGACTGATGACCCATCAATGCAAGAGATTGAGGTCTTTGAGTGTTATGTCAAAACTGATATGAACGGAAAGGGCATTGCTGCTCTGACTCAAGTCTTTTATGCTTCTAATGAGATTCTGCAAGATGAGGATGGTAAGGAAATGGTTGAGGAAGTGGACTATGTTCCTTTCCACTCAATCTGTCCTATCCCAATCCCACATAAATTTTTTGGGAACTCACTAGCTGACAGAACAGTTGACCTACAGTTAATCAAGACTACTATCACTCGTCAGATGTTGGATAACTTATATCTGACAAACAATGCTCGTGTGGTTGCTGTGGAAGGTCAAGTAAACCTAGATGACTTGCTGACTTCTACCGCAGGTGGTGTTATTCGTGCCAAGTCACAAGGTGCTGTTCAACAGTTAGTTGTTCAGAACGTGGCTAATCAGGCTTTCCCAATGCTTCAATACTTGGACACAATCCAGTCTAAGCGTACAGGCGTGTCTGATGCCTCACAAGGGTTAGACCCCTCTGTCTTACAGAACGTCACAGCAGCAGCAGTAGCTTCTATGCAACAAGCTGGCGCAGGTAAGATTGAACTGATGGCTCGAATCTTTGCTGAGACAGGTGTTAAGTCTTTGTTTAAAGGCATACTACATTTGTTATGTAAGTACCAAGACAAGGCTCGTTTGGTGCGTATGAGAGGTGAGTTTGTAGAGTTTGACCCTCGTACATGGGCTAACCAATATGATGTTTCTATCAACGTAGGTTTGGGTGCTGGAAACCGACAAGAGCAGATGGCTATGTTGTCTATGGTTCTTGCTAAACAAGAGCAGTTAATTGGTCAGTATGGGCTTGCTAATCCTTACGTTTCACCTGCACAGTATCGTGGCACATTGGGACGCATGGTAGAGATTGCTGGATTTAAGGATTCTGCTGAGTTCTACAAAGCGATTACGCCAGAGCAAGACCAAGCATTGAGTAATCCTCCTCCACAACAACAACAGATGCCTCCAGAAGTTCAAGCAATCATGGCTAGGACTCAAGCTGAGATACAAGCTAACCAAGCTAAAGCACAGGCTGACATTCAGTTGAAGCAACAGCAACAACAGATTGACATGGAGATGGCGCAACAGAAGGCTGTTCTTGAAATGCAGATGATGCGTGAGAAGGAAGCAGCTAAGTTGCAACTAGAGCGTGAGAAACAACAGGCTTACTTTGCTATGAAGCAACAAGAGTTTGAAGCAGAAGCACAACTGAAAGCAATGAAGATTGGTGCTGGCATTACATCTAACGTAGAGATTAGGGGTTAATCATGGCAGTTACTAATGCTGACATTCTTGGTTGGTTGAATGAAAATCCTAATGCTAGTCCTGCTCTTATCAATCAAACGATGGCAGAAGCGGGTGTAAGTGCTGCTCAGTATCAATCTGCTACTGGTACGCCTCCTCCTCCAGTAAATTTAGAACTGAGTTTGCTTAAAGCACCTCCTCCTCCAGTATCACAAGAAACAACTGCAGCACCAGTAGCCCCTCCTCCTCCAGAGAGATTGCAAGGTGGCCCTGTACAAATGCCTCCTCCAGTACCGACTGTAACTAACGCTGACATTCTTGGATGGTTTAACGAAAATCCAAATGCTGACGCTACATTGATTAACCAAACAATGCAAGCTGCTGGAGTTTCTCCAACACAAGTTGCTTCTGCGCTTAAAGGCAATCCAGAGATTGCACAGACATATCTAACTCAGCAAATTCTTGGTCAAGGTACTGCTGACCAATGGACAGGCGAGGGCAAAGGTTCAGCACAAGCTAACGCTGCTGACATGGCTAATATTTTAGCCAGTATTGGAATTACAGACATTAACCAGTTTGGTCAGATTACTAAGCAAGTTCCTGTTACTTACACAGATGAAAATGGCACTTCATACGATACTGGTCAAACACAAACAGTTACTACTTATGGGAATAAAGTAACTGGTCAAGAAGTTCCTAATACTTATTCAGAACGTCAAACTGGAAATGCTTTTGGTGGCACGTTTGCAGGTAAAGGTAACACAGGTTATCGAGTTGAGTTTGCCCCTAATGGCACTCCAGTTTTTTACACAACTGGCGCATCTAGTTCTGATGCTGGTGATTGGATGCCTATTGTTCAACTTGCATTAGCTGCAACTGGTGCTGGTGGTTTGCTTGGTAATGCTTTACTTGGCGCAGGTGCTGGTGCAGTAGCTTCTAACGCATTGGGTAATGCTATTCTCGGTGGTTTAACAACTGGAATTGCTGGTGGTGACCCACTTAAAGGTGCAATATTAGGCGGTGCAGGTGGTGCATTGAGTGGCTATCTACAGGGTGGCCCGATAGACGCATCTAACATGACTGCAACACAGTTTAATGATGCTATTGAAAGTCAGTTAATTAGTTCAATGCAAGGCGCAGGATTAACAAACGCACAAATTACTCAGTTTTTAGAAAACGCAAGCGCAGCAGATATTGCATCTATTACTAGCGCATTACCTGTAACAGGTGCGTCTGATACTTTGCTTGTTAATGCTGCCAGAACACCAATTACTGTTGATTCTTTAATAAACACTCTTTCACAAGTTCCAACTGTTGTTACAACTGCAACTAGACCAGAACAAGTGTCTCCAGATGTAATCAATGCTGTCACATCTATTTTGGGTGGCGGTACAACTGCGCCTCCGACTGTTGAGGTAACTTCAACTAGACCTACACAGCCTGACATTCCAGTTATTACTACAGTGCCTACAGTACCTACAGCAACTGCGCCTACAGTTGTAACTCCTACAGTTCCAACAGTTACTACTCCTCCTACTAAAGATACAACATTAACTGTTCCAGACATTATTAGAATTATTGGTATTGGAGGAACTATTGCAGGAATTGGTGCTGCTGCCACACCAAACACTCCTACTGGCCCTCAGTACCCAATTGTTGAAGTTCCTACTGATTGGAGAACACCTCCAAAGACAGGCGTTGCACCATTTACACCTTTGCCTCCAATTAACTTTGGTAACAGAAACCTACTGATTGGCACTCAATGGGAAAAGTTCCTAGACCCTAACTATGGTCAAGTTCCAGAGCCTATCCAATACTCACAGCCATCTAGCCTGAGTTACAACGACTTGATGGGCATTTTGGGTAGCAAGCAAGGTATGCCATCAGCAAGTAGCCTAAGTATTAACGACATTATTTCTGGGATACAGAATCAGTATGGACAAACACCTACTCGCACAATGGGCTAAAAACCTATTAAATGATGACTTTTTCAAAGAAGTCATAGATAACTTGAAAAAACAACAGATTAGTGTGATAATTAACACAAATGCTGATGAGTTAGGTAAGCGTGAGGATGCTTATCATCACATTAAGTCTATTGAATTGATTACAGGACACCTAGAAGGCTTAGCCTCGGAAACTGTGATTAAAGAGAAGAAGTGGAAGATTCTGTAGGGTTTACCCTACCCTCCGTCCAGAAGGTTTCTGGCGATTATTGAGATGACAAATGGAAAACACCAACCCTCAAGGGAGTGAAAGCCTAGATGTAAACCAAGCTGCTTCAGCGTTTGAAGGCATGATGGGTGATTCTGAGGAAGCCGAACAAGGCCAAGCCGAAGGTCAACCAGAAGACCAACAAGAGACTGATGAAGTTGAGTATTCAGAGGAATCTGATGAGCCTAAGCCTAGATATAAAGTCAAGGCATCTGGTGAGGAAGTCGAAGTAGAACTAGACGAACTTATCAAGGGTTATCAACAAGGTACGGACTACACTAAAAAATCTCAGGCTCTAGCTGAACAACGTAAGGCAATTGAAGCTGAACGTGGTCATTTAGAGTATGTTAAACAAGAGCGACAGGCATACGCCCAGAAGTTGCAAGCGTTGGATAGCTTCCTTACGCAGCAAAATCGGGGTGTGGACTTAGATGTTCTAAAGGAAACAGACCCTATCGGTTATGCGGTAGCGGTAGCTGAACAGAGCCAGCGTGAGAAACAGTTAGCAGTAGTCAGGAATGAACAGCAAAGAATTGCCCAACAGCAACAAGCAGAGCAACAATCCCAACTGCAAGCGCACTTACGCACAGAATCTGAGAAGCTAGTTAGTCTGATTCCTGAGTTAGCTACGCCACAGGGTGATGCGGTACGGAAACAAATCCGTGACTATGCGAAGTCTGTTGGATGGACTGACCAAGAACTTAGTTCCGTGTATGACAGTCGTGCTGTGCAGACCTTGTATAAGGCAATGAAGTATGAGCAACTTCAAAAGAGCAAACCAGAGTTAAATAAAAAACTCCAGTCTGCCCCTAAGATGATGCGTTCTGGTACTTCAGTTCCCCAAGCTAAGTCTTCACAAGACAAACAGGCAATGCAAAGGTTGCGTGAGACAGGAAAAGTCTCAGACGCTGCCAGAGCATTTGAACGATTTTTATAAATTTTGGAGTATTAAATTATGGCTACCTATCAAACATATACCGCAATCGGTATGAGAGAAGACCTTTCGGATGTTATCTACTCGATTTCACCAACAGATGTTCCATTTATGTCTTCCATTGGCAAGACAAAGGCTACTGCTGTTTTGCATGAGTGGCAAACGGACTCACTTTCCGCTGCGGTTTTAACGAACTACACTGTTGAAGGGGCAACAGCATCTGATGCCACTATGTCTCCTACAACTCGTGTAGGAAACCGCACTCAGATTGCACAGAAGACTATCAAGATTTCTGGCACTTTGCAGTCTGTTGATAAAGCAGGCCGCAAATCTGAAAAAGCCTATCAATTGGCCAAAGCATCGGCCGAAATTAAGCGGGACATGGAGACTTCCCTGTTGAGCAACCAGATTGCTGCCAATGGTGATTCTTCTACTGCTCGTAAATTGGGTGGTCTGCAAGCATGGTTGAACTCTAACTATGATGGCGGTACTTCTGGCGTGGCTGGTGACTTGGGAACTACTGCTCGTACAAACGGCACAAACCGCACTTTCACAGAAGACATTTTGAAAGTTGTTGTTCGTGAAGTTTACGCTTCTGGTGGCAATCCTAAAGTGTTGATGGTCAACCCTGCTCACAAGCAGTTGGTTTCCACTTTCACAGGTATTGCTGCACAGCGTTTCATGGCCCCTAGCAATTCGCCTACGACTATCATTTCGGCGGCCGATGTTTACCTGAGCGACTTCGGTTCAATTTCCGTTGTTCCGAACAGATTTATGACATCTACCAATAGCTGCGATGATGTTGCATTTATTGTTGACCCTGACATGGCTGCTGTAGCTTACTTGCGTCCTTTCCAGACCAACGAGTTGGCTGTAACTGGCGACAACGAATCCACACAGTTGTTGGCTGAGTACACCTTGGAAGTTAAAAACCAAGGCGCACATGGCATCATTGCCGACATTACTCCTTAATCTGGTGTAACCCAAAAAATGCCTCAGACTAACCCTCTGGGGCATTTTCTTTTCTACTCAAACTGATAGAATTAGGCTATGCAAAATCCTACCAATTTTAGACAAACTGCTGTTCATGCTGATGGTGAAGGCGGTATCGTTATTCAAACTCGTCAGGATGTGTCTGACATTGTTGAGCAGAATAAAAAAGAATATAACTCGTATGACGAGAGAGCAAGATGGTCAGACCAATTGTTTGGCAATAAAGTTGCGTCTATTCCAATGACAGTTATTGATGACTTGAACAAAGCTGGAATCATGCGTGGCTTTGCTGTTCTTGATGAGAAGCGTTTTGCTGCTTGGTTAAATGACCCAATGAATCGTGCATGGCGCACTAGGACAGGAGTTGTATGAGTTTTGCTACCTACTCTGATTTACAGACTTCAATAGCTAATTATTTGGCTAGGTCTGACCTGACAAGCATTATTCCAGACTTCATTACTCTGGCTGAGAATCGTTTGCGTAGAGAACTGCGTATTCGTCAGATGCTAAAGTCTGTAACAACCAGCACAGTCTCTGGTGATGCAACTGTAGAACTGCCTAGCGACTTCTTAGAGATTCGTGACTTTGTGGTGATGACTAACCCAATTCAACCTTTGAGTTACTCTAGCCCATCATCATTATCTAATGACCTGAGAACATCAGAAGTTGGTGTTCCTTTGTCTTACACAATTCTTGCAAGTGAGTTTCAATTAGCACCTGCACCTGATGGCATCTACACATTAAAGATGCTCTACTTTGCTGCGCCTCCATATCTGTCAAGCAGTAACGCTTCTAACGTCTTTCTAAATGTTGCCCCAGATGGTTTGCTGTATGGCGCATTGGTGGAAGCAGAGCCTTATTTAATGAATGATGCTCGAATCAATACATGGGGTTCTATGTATGACAGAGCAATCACATCTCTCACCAAGTCTGATGAAGAAGGTCAATACTCTGGTGTTCCGTTAGCAATGAAATTAACTGCAAGGTGAAAATATGGCTGAAATGTCCAACTACTTAGAAAATGCTCTTATCAATGTTACGTTGAGAGCAACTAGCTACACAGCACCAACAACTGTGTACTTGGCACTTTATACAACTGACCCAACAGACGCTGACACAGGTACAGAAGTATCTGGTACTAGCTATGCTCGTCAGTCAATTACATTTGGTGCGCCTAGCAATGGTGCAACTACCAACTCTGCTGCTATTGAGTTTCCTCAAGCTGGTGGCTCATGGGGTACTGTTGCCTATGTTGGTATTCGTGATGCTTTGACGACAGGTAATCTGTTGTATCACACACCATTAGACGCTTCTAAGACTATTGCAACTGGTGATGTGTTCCGCATTGCTGCTGGTTCATTGAGCGTTACTTTAGCGTGAGTGACTTACTGCCTCCGTGGACAATTGACTCGCTAGACAATTTAAAGTCTAGCATTGATGACTTAACACTCACACTCGATAGTCCACTTTATGAAACCTCTGTAACCCTATGGGATGCCTATGGGTCTGTAACTGCGTCTGCAAGCGTTATAGCCGATGGCACTAGGGTTCAGTTTGGTTCTGGGGCGGTAAACGGCACAGCAACTTTTACAGCAGATGCTGTCAGGGTTCAATACGCTAGTGCAAGCATTGAATGTTCTGCTAGTGCTTCATGTGAAGGCATTAGGGTACAGAACGCTACAGTTGGAATAGACGCAGTAGCAATCGTTATCTGCGATGCTATCCGTGTTC